TTTTGATTTTTCTATTTTGTGATGAATTTCCAAAATTTCTAGTTTTGAATAATTACATCTCTCACATTTATATCCTCGTAAATCAACTATTCTTTTTCTTAATTCACTAAGACTTTTTACTTTATCTTTTATTGGTCTTCCAGTTTTATATGTTGACCCAATTTTTTGTTTATTCGCACAAGCCCTACTACATGTTTTCTTATGTAAACCAGATTTAATTTGGTTATCACACATAGTGCATTTGTGTAATTTTTGCTGTGCTTTTCCCTTGCAATCATGAGAGCAATATACAGGACCTTTTGCTATTTGAAATGGTCTTCTATAAATTTCCATAAAACAAACACTGCATGTACAATTTGGTTGACGTTGATATTTTTCCATATCAAACTATATATCAACCACTCATGCATTAAACCATTTTTGGAGTCGTCGGTTCGATTCGAACAAACGAATACGAGTTTTGCAGACTCGCCCCTTAAGCCTCTTGGGTACAACGACATGTGCTTCTATATATCAGATTATTCACAAGAATGATTTCAGATTTATCATTCTTAACATACCGGACTCTTTGAGATTTTTTCCGTGAAGTCGGTAAGTTACACTACCATCACGATATTCGTAAGCAATAACATTATCTACTGGCGGATATCCACTACCATCATGTTCTCCATGAAAATAGATAACAATATTCCCACCTTGACTATGAAGTGTTCTACTTTTTATTTCTTTACCATTAGTGGTACAAAAATTCAAAATATCTTTATGAAGAGGATAATTATCTTGAGTGTTCATGTAATTTTTTATTGGCTAAGTTGAAATTATTAAATCTTTTATCAGAAGTTACCTCTTCCACAATTTTAAGGTACGGAGGCAACTCTACTTTTTGATTCTTATCTTCTAATTCAATTTCAAGAATAGCAAGTCCTTTTAAAGCACTTTTGAAAACATCTAGCTCAAAAACCTGCTCATTATATTTGAAAACAAATCTGGTTTTATCTATGGTGACTTTATCTGGATGAGATTTTTGCAAATACTTCTCGTATTGCTTTTCAGAAATCTCATGTTCTTTTTCTTCGTTGACACCATCTTCAACAAAGACTTTCTTATTAAAATGATAAACCGTCTCTTTATCACCCGTCAAACCTTCGACGGTTTTACGAACTCTAGCAGAAGGCTCTTTACCTTCCGGTTTGAGATAAGTCTGACTGATTCTTTTTACATCAACCAACTCATCAAACATTTCTGCTAACTCGGACCAGTAAGATGGAAAGTTAACCAAAAATTTTCTTTCTATTTCTAATTGTTTTGCCATTTTTCCCTTTTGAAATGAGCAAGATGCTCTCTTCAAAAGGACCGAACAAACGGTCCGAAAACACTCAGTCTTCTGAATCCTCAGTAGGTTCGACTAGAGCAATCGATGGGTCGCGGGCGACCGATACTGTTTTGGAAGTTGTGGACTTAGCTAATTTAGCTGGCTTTGCTGTCTTCACCCCCTTTATAACGCCACCGTTCTTACCACGGGTTACATAAGCAATATCGCTGTTGTGTACGAAGTGATTTACAAAACCTAGCACGTGCTTTGGCTCCATAGCTACAGCAAGTCCTACAGTTTGTGCCAACTCCTTCAACTGAAGTCTTTCGCCATCATTCATCGAATCAACAGTTGCATGCGTTGCTTCAAAAATTCTTTCTACGGTTTCCAACATATTAGAGATACTTTTATTCTTACTCATTCTTATTCTCCAAAATTGCGGCACCCAAATCGGCGCCATTTGATAAATGGAATATTAACCACCCCGCGACAAGCGTCAAGCCTCCCCAAACATAAAAAATTAACAGACACAAAATCGCTTGGATAAGTGCCAGCGAGTTAAAAACTCTAAGCTTTACCTTTATGATTAGTGGGGGTAAATTTTGTAATTGATTCAAACTTAATTGCTGGCGTAGTAGAAAGATGATTTCCTAATTGACAAGATTTGCCTTTATGTAAACCTGAATTGTTTTGCCAGAAACGCAAATATTGTTCACGATCTTGAGTAGACTCAAACTTTAAAATAGTTGCCTGAGCCTGCTTACCGTCAGCGGCTTGAACGCCGGCGTATTTTATAACATTCTCCCGAGAGCAAGAGGGGCACTCGTTGATTCGACCTCCTGCTGCGCGTTTGGCAGAAGAAGATAAGTCAAATTCATCCTCACAATGAACACAAAAAACAATATTCTTCACTCTTTTTTCCATTCACGATCTTCAATTAAAAGATCAAGCAATTGAGCCTCAAAAGATTCTGGAAGCCCTATTCTTTCTTTTATCAAATCTTGTTGAGTAGGTAACACATTATTTGATCTGTAGAAAGCATCTTCATCTAAACCTTCTTTGAAAATAAAAAGAAGGATATCTTTTATTTTTTCAGTCAGCATATTTATAGATTCCTTTTAAGGATATCCAGCTCTTCTGGAGAAAGTTTTTTCTTTAACTCACTCATCATCTTAATATCCTCAACAGATCTAAGAGCTTCTTTTTGTTTCTTCTTTTCTTTTTTCTCTTTTAATTGCAACTTACGCAATTTTTCTTTCTCATCAAACTTTTGTTTGCCCTCTATAAGTTCATCTTCAAAATCTTCAAATAACCAACGAGATGGAAGAAGACCTTCATAAGACCATTCGGAACCATCTTTAAGCAAATAACTATATTCTTATATACCGCCATTACATTCAGTAACTATAGAATATATAGTATCGCCACTTATATGATTTCTTAAATTTCCTACTTCTCCTTCGGCAGCACCGTCAAAATACCAAGTACTTAACTTTGCTGACTCAAAATCAAAAATAAAATTTAAAATATAATGTATACGATCAGTAATTTGTCCTTCTAATTCATCTGCTTCGCCTCGTTTTTGTTCCCAACGACTTGGCAAATCATTAGCTATTGGATCTATTTTTTCAATTGTTTTTTTCATAATTTTTATAAAATGGAAGAGTTATTCTATAATCCGGGTTCTGTTATTTCAAACAATCATTAATCTTGGCGAATAGTCACCTATTCGCTCCAGCACCAACCCGTAAACATCGGGCGAGTAACCCTCAAACGTTTACTATTTGGCTTGCTTCAAATGGGGTTTGCCGTGCCATGTTTGTTACCAAACATGCGGTGGGCTCTTACTCCACCATTTCACCCTTACCGGAAGCCGAAGCTTCTTAGGCGGTATCTTTCTGTTGCACTTTCCGTCGTGTCACCACGCCCAGCCGTTAACTGGCATTCTACTCTACGAAGCCCAGAATTTCCTCAGTCTTGCGACCGCGATTGCTCAAACAACTCTTTCCAAAGCTTTACGATAATGATGCGCTATTACATTTTTCAAATAAGAAAGAAATTTAGGAGGATAAGGCATTAGATCAATTCTAGACAAAATGTTGTCTCTTACCAAAGATAACACGGGATTTTTAACTCTTCTATCAGAAATAACACTAATGCCTTTGAATTGGCAAGTAGCCATGTTGATAAAAGATAATACTCTATGTTTTTCGTAAGCGGGGATTAGATCTTGATTCATCAAATCCGCCAATACTTCACAAGCTTTGGTTCCGCCAAATGTATGCGGCTCTACATAAATGTATGTAGACCAAGCCCTACTCATAAATCAACCCTTCTTTTTGAAAGAAACATTCAATCCTACACTCACCTTAGCAGCGCCAGGAGTAATGTCAATAGCATCATCTGCCGCCATTTCATCATCTTGAATCATGCGCGCAGCAGCCAACTTGGCGCCAGCTGGAGCAACAGGTCGTTTAGAATCGCTGTATGTTGCTTCCCAACTCTCAATCTCATAATCCGCCGCACTCAATCCCAACACATCGCATTCATCAGCAAATCTCTCTGTCACTTTCTTCCAAGCATTCTTAAGCGCCTTTTTGTTAAGACGATCAGTGCTCTTCAATTGAAATGAAGGAGAGTGCAAAGTAACTTCATGCAGATTAGAAAGCGCTTCATAAATCTGATTGATTTTGTCCATAGACTCAACCTGAAATGATAAAGTATATGTTCCAGTAAATCCATCATTGATGCGGTTGTTATTGTTATCCCAATGATATTTGGGCTGAACATTCATATTAGTTCGCGTAGAATCTTTTACTAGTTTAACCTTCAAGTTATCAATAACAAATTTGAGAGTATCTTCTAGCTCATCAATCTTAGTCTTTAATCTTAGCTTGACTCCAGGTACAAGAGTATCCTCAGCCGTCAAAACCAATGAAAAGGTGGCAAGATCGTACTTGCCCTCTGTTTCACCCGTAGCTGACACAGTAGTTACAATCATTTTATCTTCCTCAATTTAGAATAATTTTTTATTCCCAAATATCACACAAATAATCAATTAACTCATCTCCACTAAAAGGAAATGCAGTTGCTACTACATATTTTCTTTTGTAGTATTCGCTATCTATAGCCTGCTGACTATCTAGTTTATCTATTAGTTTCAGCTGTAACATACGACTATATTTGCCAGCACACCCTCTGGAACAGAATGGACCGGCTTTATTTTTCTTAGCTTTATCTCTAATCAGTCTAGGACTACGTTCAAATTCCTTATCACACCATGCACAATTGAATTTAACCAATTTTACACGACGAGTATCGTCTCCAGAATGCTGAGAGCGCTCAACTAATCTCAAATTATTGAGATCATTGTTTTCAAAATTGCTATCAATATGATCAACAGTTTCTAGATTAGGATCTAATTTCCTTCCTAAATGAAGTTCCATAATCCATTTAGGATAGGAAACGGTCCTTCTCTTGCCCTTACGATCCACAACAATTACTATTTGTCTTGAATCTCTACGGCGATAAGGTCCAAAAACTTTGAATTTATCTGCATATTCCATACCATTATATGGTTTTATATGCATTATGAAACGGAATAATTATCCGGTGATAAGCGAGACATTCTCCTTCAAACAAAGTCTTGGACCTGGTTCTCCATCAATTTGAACTACAACCCTGCCATGCACAAATTCAATTACCGTTCCCGGACTAGAACCATTAGTAGAAATTGTGACTCTATCACCAATTTTAAATACATTGTTTTTCATATCAATCTCAATAATAGTAATAAGAATTATATTTTGGTCTCAGATTTTCTGGATAAGTTGGAGAACGCTCCAATACCTTGGTCTGAACCCACGCAGGCATAGAATTCCAGAAAACCATTTCTTTATCGTTCAACTTACGATCTTGACGCAAAGATGGGATGCCGCCAGATTTCCAAACTGGTTTGTAACTAGTGATAACAAGAATGCCTTCTTTGTTCTTCTCATAGACTGGTTCATCGTAAGAATACAAAAAAGAGAAACCATTGTACCAATTGTAAAAATTGTTACGGACATTGCCCCATTCGATTTTCCATTTACGATTGGTGCCGCCATATTTTTTGGTTTTGTTTGCGGGAACAAACCAAAACAACTTATCACCAACTTTTCCTACCATACGCCCGCTCAACCAATTAGCAACAGCTTGAGTGTTGAACTTGGGAGTCTTGGGGTGACGAGGGCGCATGATCTTGGCGCGCAAAACGCCACCATCATCCACATAAAAATCGTTCTCGTAATTGGTGGTGATGTAATCTTCTTCGCTTTTGTAGAAACGACCAAATCTCAGATCTGGAACTTCTTCCACAGAAGAGAGCAAATGATCATAAAGAATGTGACGACCTGCGGTGGTGCGAGAATCGAATTTCTTGCAAACATCGGATTTCACATCATTCCAAAGTCGACCAACCTGACAATGAAGCCAACGATACATAGGACCGAGCTTATCATCAAATTCCTTACGAACTTTTTCTTTTTTGGTGATGACAATATTATCTTCATCAGAAAAATCTGGATTATCTTTCAAGAAGTGACAGTAATCTCTTTCAGAGGCTCTTTCAACAGTGAAGGAATTACGACGTTCCCACTTGTTGAAACGAGCGCGACCACCCTCGATGGTGGTTTTAGCAAGATTCTTTTTAGACATAACATTCTCCAGTGGAGACAAATTTTTATTGAAACGTTAACATAACTTTTAACTTGTTGACGATCTTATTCATATCGCCATCTAAAAAATCAAAAGCTAATGTTGGCAAATCATTAAACTCTGAAGTACAAATATATTTATCTTCATTATCATAAACAACAACCAATACATCGTTATTGTTTAGATACTGAGTAATTTCATACTTTTTATGATTGAAACGAATTCTAATCATTTCCTCATCTCCGGCAATAAAATCATTGCCGAATTTGAATGCGTAATGTGCATTTCCGAACAGCGCACATTTATAGGTGACAAGCGTACTTGCTTTGAAATCAACCCGCTCTTTCTTCAAAAGAGCCTGGCAGATGGGGCAGCGCTTGGCATCTAAGTTTTTCATAATCAACTGAATGTAAAAACAGTTCTTATTCTATTGATTGCTTTGTCAACATTGAATTTTGAAAAGTCAAAAAGTTCTTTGTCGAGGGTAAAAGCATTGTTCTTAAAACTAAAATTGACCCTACCCTCCGCATCCACCTTAAAAACCATAATCTCGGTTTTAACAGATGTTGCTGGCGCAGAGTCATATTTCTTAGTCAACCTATACTTATGTTTATCATCGTAGATATTAACTATCTCGGAAAACAATTGAGGAATACCAAAATCGTTTCTCATAATTGAGATAACATAATGATCTAGATCGCTAACGCAACCGTATCCTGACTTGCGGTCAATCATATCAATCTGACATTGGCAAGTTGGGCATTTGAGACTATTTAATAGTTTCTTTAACAGGGGATCCATTCTCTTATGAATATATCTTGTTAATGCCTGTTCATATCATTTCTAGTGATGCGCCAATACACCAAACTTGCAATTTGACGATGTGACATGCCCTCTGTATGAAGTTTTAAGGAACGAGCAAGTCTCAATAAGTTTTCTGTCTTTGCTCGTCTCAAATCTAAGCGCAAGACATTTGCATATTTAGCTTTCCATAAATGTCTATGACTTATTTCCATATGGCTGAGGAGGTAGGATTCGAACCTACATTACATCGTGATTCAAAGTCACGGATTCTGCCAGTTAAATTACTCCTCAATATTCGCGTTATCTAATGCCGAAAAAATGGCAGAATCTTCTGCTGCCAAAATATCACTTTTGCATTTATCTATTAAATCAAACCTTCTCTTCTTTATGTCACTTATTCTGATCGTAGGATTAGAATAAATTTCAAAAAGCGGCATCCTTACTCTAACTCCCCTTGGAAAAGAGTTTCGTTTATTAAGCCTACCACTAGAATTTATAACTAGCTCACGATGTTTATAAGCACCAACATTGAGTACAATGTTACAAACACCGGGCTCTTTATCATAGATCGGTAAAGCCCCAGAAGGTAATTGATCAATCAGAAAAGTTTTTCTGGCTATACCTTGATAATCTATTCTGGTTCTTAATGGCTGAATCATTGATTGCGCCAGCCTCATACGACCAGCCGCACTTGACAAGTAACTTCCAATAAAACCAGGTTTAGTTCTTTTGTAGAGAGCGCCATCGGATGATATGAGAACAGGATGCTTCATGTAGTATCATATATCATCTTTGTTTTCTACTGAATCCGACCAGGCTAAAATATCTTTCCAGTCAGCCTCACTCATAAAGATTCTGGAAGGCTTGAGCGGTGCATTAAAAATTTTATTGAAAGACCTCTTGAAGGATCTGGTTACATTACCAACCGGGTCATTTACATTTATTAATTCACCATCTGAATCAATAACAATGGGATGCTTCATGTAGAAGCATATAACCTGTCACTAATCTTATTAATCCAAAAATAAAAATGGTGGAGCTAAAGGGAGTCGAACCCTTAACCTCATCGCAGCCAGCGACGCGCTCTCCCAGTTGAGCTATAGCCCCAATGTTCTTCTATTTATTCTTCTATTTTTGGTCCATCTCTCTTTAGATCTTCTATCAGCAATTGGAACACCAATATCAATCTCAACTACCGATGGACTCATCGATAATTCTTTAATCTCATTCTTCATCAATCTCATTCTTGAAACTGAACTAGACAGTTTTACATTCACATCAAACGGACCTTCACTTTCTTGAAAAGCAAGGCACAAAAGAACAGTTAATTTGTCTAAGTTCATATACTGTTTAAGTTGAGAATCTTAATGAAAATTTGATAGTTCATAGCAGCCTTATATTATCAATTATGACAGCTCGGCTCACAATCTTCATTGTGACAAACACCATCTGCAAGCCCCGCATCAGCAGTAAAATTACATACTGTGCCATCGCTTTTGCCCTGACATTGATCGTCATTATATGTTACATCAGGAAATGTACAACCAACCAATGCAAAAAGCAAAATAACATTTAATAATTTCATCATAAATCTTTCTTAATGAATTCTATGGTGGAGCTGGAGAGATTCGAACTCTCAACTTTTTGCTTGCAAAGCAAACACGCTGCCAATTGCGTCACAGCCCCATAATCCTGCATGTATTTCTCTATGACAATTAGAACACAATAGCAAACATTTATCAAGTTCTAATTTTGCTTTTTCTAAACCCCAATATCTCATACTTTGAAAAGTAGGGTCTTTATATTCGGGATCTATATGATGAAATTCTAATGCCTCCATACATTTTGAATAATCACATTTTTGACACTTACCACCCTTATACTCGACATATAAAGATTTGTTTGTACGACCCCTACTTATTGTATTTGTGTTGTGACAATTTTTGCATAAAGTTAAGCATTTTCTGCCCTGACCTTTATTCATCATTTTGTCAGGATCTGACTCCCCACAAATTTTACATTTCATTTTGGTGGATTTGGAGAGAATCGAACTCTCAAACTCTGAAACTCTGAATGCAAATCAGAAATTATCCCATTTAATTACAAGCCCATACAGTCTTATTTATATCAGTTTATGCATAATTATTTAATTCCACATATTTTATATATTATTTTCAAGAATCTTTTACTTTTCTTTTTATTAATTGATTCTAATAAATAATTCAAATCTGCATTATTATTAAACATGTTATGTTCTGCCTTTGCAAGCAAATACCCAATCATATGTTTCATATTAAAAATCTCATTCAATTTTTGGTGGATCTGGAGGGACTCGAACCCGCGTAGGCTTTCGCCGAGAGCTTAAAAGGCTCTTGTCATTGCCGCTAGACAACAAATCCATATTTCGTAATTTGGTAGGTTTACTTGGATTCGAACCAAGACTGAGCAGATTAAAAGTCTGCTGTGCTAGCCATTAACACTATAAACCCATGAAGGAGATTATAACATCTCCTTTTTTTTATTAGGCAGTAGTTGGTGCTAAGACCCAACAATTACCTGTGCGTGGTTGTGCTTGAGGAACACTTACAAAAAATCCACCAGTTGGTGCACTTGGTCCATATGCTTCACCAGTTAAGGTTCCATCCGTATTTTTTACTAACTTAGCTGGCGCTTTAACTGTTGGATCAGTAGTTGGGAAATAACAACCAACCGTAACTCCACCATCAGAATCTAGTCCCCCAAAATCAGCGGCGCAAGGAGCTTGAGCTAACTCTCCCTTAGCAACTCCTGATACAACTTTTAAAGTTCCCTTGCCCGTGTCTACAACTATTGTAGCAACACCATCAGAATCAACACTAGTAACAAATCCAAAACTCATATCATCATCAGAAAAATACATAACGTAAAAAGGTTTCATTTTAGCTCCTAAAATAACAATCCCAGTTATATAAGCCAAAATGCATACATTATTCTATAATGTATTTTTTATTCATGTCACGCTTGATTTTGAGCAAATGCGTGGCGAATTTTTCCACTTTTACTGACGAAAACAAAACCTTTGAAAGTATCACCCTCATCCACTACTTCACAGTCAAACATAAACTGAATCATGTTTGGATTTTCATTTCCTCTGACAGCCATCAGTTTCCAATGCTCTGGTTTGGCTGATTCATTTTTTAGAAAGTCTGCCATGTCGTCATTATCTTCCAGAAGACCGCCATAGTCGCCTGATGGGGCGATGTTGACAAACTCGTGAGTTAACTCTTCTGAATTCTTCTTGATCCATTCGCAAATTGCGTTTTGCAAATCATTTATCTTAAGTCCCAATTTTTCTTGAAGTTGCTCTTCCCATTTTTCGATACTAGCACCTTCTTCAAGACCAAGATCATCTAGAACGTCCATGATAACTTTCCTTCAATGGAAAACCCATAAGTTAGAATTCAAAATCTTTTTCAACTCTGCATAAATCTTGTCTATGCAACCACGACAATAATATCCTAAAATACCAGGTTCAGTGCCACCTGCCCCATATACAGTAATGGTTGCACAAGTTGTACCCTTTTTTATTTTGCCATTTTCTCCAACATATTGAGGATCTTTATCACATTCATGATAACGACATTTTTTTCTACCAGACTTATCTACTTCTAGTCCAACTCTCATTCTGAAAGCATCCTTTCCAAACGAGCGTGAAGTCTTTCAGCTTCATATCTAGTCAAAGCAATAAGCGCATCTTCTTCAACAGCTTTTGCGCCTACTTCCATGATTTGATCGTCCCAATTACTGTATCGGAAATCTTCAAAATCTTCTTTTGAATCTGGTCCCTCTACAGAATAAGAATCTTCAATAGTTTGAAGAGGAGTATTGACGTTAACAACATGAATGTAAAAAATCTTATTCTTACTTGAAGAATCTTTTGCTTTATGTCTTTTCACAACACACCATTTAATAAAAATTGAAACAACAAGAATTGGAAAGACTATTTTTCGCGTGTTACCATTACACCACACTGCAATGTTTAATTTCTTGGTTGCAGTGGAGGGAATCGGACCCCCTTCTCGTTCTTATAATGAAATGTAATCCTTCACAGGCATTTGTTTCATGGTCTCTCAAGTAGGGTTTACGCCTACAACATCCCTTTAATTCAGGAGTTTTACACATTACTTTTCATAATTAAGTTAAGTTAACTGCCCTTAATATGAATTTCACTTAAACTATCGAGAGATATGGAGGGTTCGGAGGGACTTGAACCCTCAACAAACTGGTTAAAAGCCAGCTACTCTGCCATTGAGTTACGAACCCATTTATACGCCGTTAATCTTCTTAGAAGTCCAATCATGGAAATCAAAAGTCGATTTACACGGAAAAACTCCAATCAAAGGATGTGCAATGCAATTATGCACAAACCACCAACTATGATGTTTGTAGACAGGCTTCTCTTCCTGCTTATATCCTTCGATACGTTTATGAAACCTCATTTCGGCTCCCGACTCATCAGAGTTTGGGAATTCCTTTTCTTCCTTCTTCGGTTTCACTTCGCCATCTTCTTCATCATATTCCCAAAACATTTTATTATCTTTCTATGTTTGTGGTTTGGTAGGGCAACGGGTATGTGAAAATATATTTTCACATATCAATATTATCATACATATGTATGTTTCAACTATTTACACAAGAGCAATTACAAACTTCCAGATCAAATGATTTGTTACCATTAAAATGTCAACAATGCTCTAAAACATTTTTAATATCTAAAAAGTACATAACACAAGTTCTCAATGGTAAATCTAGCCGAGGGTATAAACTACATTTTTGTAGTTCTAAATGTTCACAATTGTCAAGAACTACTTCTGAAATTTTTTCATGCACTTTTTGTGATAATCCATTAAAAATGAAATTATCACAAAAACAAAGATCAAAATCTGGAAATATTTTTTGTTCTAAATCGTGCGCAGCTAAATATAATAACACTCATAAAACTAAAGGTAGCAGGCGTTCTAAACTTGAAATTTGGTTAGAGCAACAACTTTTATCATCTTACCAACAATTAAAAATACAATTCAATTGCAAAGAAACTATCAATTCTGAATTAGATATTTATATTCCAAGTTTAAAATTAGCATTTGAGTTAAATGGCATCTTTCATTATGAGCCAATTTATGGTTCAGAAAAATTGGCTTCCATTCAAAATAATGATAACAGGAAATTTCAAGCCTGTTTAGAACAAGACATTGAGCTTGTTATTATAGATACGTCATCTCAAAAATATTTTAAAGAAAAAACATCACAAAAATATCTTAAAATTATAAAAGATATAATTGATAATAAACTAAATTACTGGTCGTCCCCCCGAGATTCGAACTCGGCACCTCTGCCTTATCAGAGCAGCGTTCTAACCAAATGAACTAGAGGACGGTTATTGTGGATACACAGGGAATCGAACCCTACGCTAGCCTGCTTTCGACTCCTTTCTACCCACCTTGGTAGGTGGACAATGGCGGGCTCTCTATACCCAAGTTGGTGGACACATTGGGAGTCGAACCCAATTTTTCCCGACAATTGTCCGAGCTTTTCATAGGGACGGGTTACTGTGCCCAAAATCTTAAACACTAAAAATGAGTACGATATCTTCTCCGCCTTCCTTAATAAAAGCATCATAACTCATACTACACGGAGCGTTGAACCAAACATAATTGTTATTATCAATAGTCCATGTCAACTTTCTATCAGGATTAAATCTAACTTCTTTATCATCTTCCATGATATAAGTGCCAAATTTGTCCATCTTGATCTGTCTTTTCATTGGTGGTACCTAACAGGATCGAACTGTTTTCGTCCGCTTTTCAGACGGCGGTCTTGACCACAAATACGAAGGTACCATATTTGTCTGGTGGCTCCTGTTGGTATCGCGCCAACATTTCCTGCTCTTCAGGCAGGCGCTAATCTATTTCAGCTAAGGAGCCATGTTGTAGTTTAATAAGGGCTCGAACCTTAATATATTTTTGTATATCGTTTCCACGAGTACTCATAAACATTAAACTACTGGTCGGGCGAGTGGGGATCGAACCCACCTCAAGGTGCTTATAAGACACCCGGATGCAACCAGCTTACC